GCACCGCCGGTCAGACTGGCGGCACCACCAGCCTTGTTCGTGTCGCCCTTGCCGCCGGCGATTGCGACCGCACCACCAGCCGCGCCGTCTGCACCGGCAATGCCTGCGATGCCGAGCGACGAATCGCCGCCCGTAATGCCGGTCGTGATGATCGGGTCGTTGTCCACCAACGTTGACACACGCTTGATCGCGTTGATTCGCACGCGGACGTAAGAGGCTTCGGCCGCGGCGTCCGCCACGGCAACGCCCATGAGGTTCCCGGTCGCACTGTCGGCGGCCCCGGACCCCGCGTCTCCAGAAACCGGGGACGCGTCGTTGTCCCAGTAGACCGTGTCGCCGGCGGTGAATGCGTCCGAGGTCTTGGGCAGGTCGAACACGCCATCGCACGACAGCGCGCCGAGCACGCCGGCGGGGATCGCCACAGGCGCGACGAGAGGGATGGTGCCGAGTTCGACCACGTCGCCGGCTGCCACGGCAGACGCGGGCGTGTAGTCGATCGTCTTTCCATCATGGACGAATTTTGCAGGGGTTTGAGCCATAGCTCGAATCTCCTTTGTGGAGGTGGTTGTGTTGGGGTAAACGCGTTGTTGTGCTCCGAATGAAGCGAAACGACTAGGCGGTCGCCTTGACGCTCGCGCGGTATTCTGTCATCGCCGCGCCGAAATCGTGGTAGCCGCGGAACTGAATGCCGAGCGTGTTGAAATCGGCGTCGGCCGATTCGATCGTCGGGGACTGCTGGCCGTTCAGGAAGCACATCACGGCCGAGGCGAGGATCGACGGGTTGGCCAGCATGAACCAGGTCGTCGCCGAATTGCCGGTGTAGGCGGAATTGCCCAGTTCCGGCACGACAACCGGCGCAAACTTGTTCTGGTAGATGTTGGTCGTCATCACCGTCTTGTTTGCCGTCGTGTCTCGCATTTCCTGCGAGGCGTACAGCTTGCGCGCGGTGAACTCCAGGTCGGTCGGAACGAGGATGAACTCGGGTTCGAGGTTCATCATGTTCCCATCCGGCCCGGCCATGTCGCGGAAAGCCTTGATGGCTTTCGCGATGCCGGCTTCGCCGAGCGCGGCGCTGGTGACGAGGTTGCCCCTGGCGGTCGCCCAGAACGCGCCGGCGTTGCTGGTCGCGAGCCAGAGCGTCCAGAACACCTTGTTCATCTTGATCGCGGCGCCGAGACCGAGCCGCTGCCTCAGGTCGTTGAACGCGCCGAGGTCATCGTTGATGATGTCCTTGCGCGTCAGCGCCAGCATCTTGGCGTAGGTCTTGGCCTCCATCGTGTACGACTCTTGCGAGACCGTACCGTGTTTGATCTCGCCGGCCGCTCCGACTTCCTCGTATTCGAGCGAGGCGTTGAGGCGGAATGCGGTGACCTGCTTGAAGTCGCTCACCGTCCGCACGGCGGCCACCTGCCGCCAGCTCTGCGGGATCGACAAGAATCCATCGAGCAGAATCTTGTTGCCGGTTGTCGTGAGCAGCGTGGTCAGCGAGTGCGTGCTGAACGCGGCCTGAATCACCTGCCGCACGTTCGACGGCGTGATCTTCTGCCGGCCGTCGTAACCGCCCATCCGCGCGTGAGCGAGCAACAACTCCTGCAAGCCGATGCCGTCGCGGTAGTGCTTGTCTGCCGCTTCGAGCACGTCGCCGCTGAAATGCTTCTCGGCGTTTTGCAGGCCGGCCGAACGCGCGAACGCGGCCTCGATCACTTCGTGGCGGCCATCGAGCCCGGAGTGCGAATGCCCCGCAGGAGCCTTCGGCCGCTCGGCTCGCAGCACCTCCAACTCGGCGCGCTCATGCGTCCACCCCTCGGCAATCGCCTTCGCCTCGATGGCGGGGTGCTTGCCATTGCAAGCCTCGGCGATCTTTGCTACGCGCGTTTTCTCGGCGGCCAGCGCCTCGCGCATGTCAGCCGTCGCCTTGGCGATGGGATCGACCGGAGGAGGGTCGGCGGGCGCCGGAGGCGGCGCGGGAGGCTCGGGTGCGTTCTCACCATCGAAAGCGGCCTTGAGCGTCGCGGCCTGCTTCTCGGTCAGTTCATCCGGCTCGAATCCCTTTGCTTCGAGCCACTCGCGGAACTTCTTTTCCATCGGAATCTCCTTGTGGCTCGCGGCCACGGAAACAGACGTTCTTGGGTCCGCCGCGATCGGGACGAAAGAAATCTCGCCCAGAACTCCGGCACGAATGATGTTGATGGGGCCTTTCCACGTTTTGCCGTTGGCCTTTGCGGTCGCGCCCTCTTCGACGAATTCGCGGCTTCGCGGCACCACGCCGACGGACGCCTTCCACGGGAAGCCGTTGGCCGCCGCGGCTGCGACTTCCTTTGCCGCGTCACCGCCCCCGGAAATCACCCCAGAGAGCTTGACGCGTTGTGCTGTGATTTCGGCCTTGCCGTGGCCGACGATTTGGCTCGTGTCATGGCCGAGCAAGACGGGGATTTCATCGTTCGACGCAACGAGGCCGGCCAGGTCGATCACGACCGGTCGCCAGTAGGCCGCAACCTCCATCGAACCGCCGGTGTAGGCGAGCATCGCGAATTGCTTCAGTGACGGTTTGCCGTCCTCTGCCGCCGCCTCGATCCACTCGACGGGTGCGCTGCATTGCACGATGGATGTTTCGCTTTCAATCGCCGGCTCGCGCTTGGCGGCCGCACGCAGCACTCGCTCGCGCGTCAACTCACTCGGCATCCACATTGGTTTTGCCTTTCTTCGCGTTGGATTGATTCGCACCAGGCTGGTTTACTCCAGGCTGGCCTGGCGGGGGGAACAGTTTGTCGGCCATGCGGCGGCGGTATTCGTCAACCGTCATTCCCAACGCCTTCGCCTGCGCCTGCTGCTCGTTCTCGTAGTCAAGGCCCATCTCGGCGAAGAGTGACGGGTAACTGATTTGCCCCGTTTCGAGCATCGCGGCTTTGGCACGCGCCGCCTTCTCCGGGTCGATGTCTTCGGTCCCGTCCCAGAAAATGACCACGACCCACTCGCTAAATGGCCGCACATTGGCCCGTAGCGCTGCGGGAACGGCATAGCGTTTCTCTCGCCACCACTCCGCGAAGATGCGGCGTACCTCGGGGTTCCAATCGAGATCGCGCTCGATTCGCACGGCGCGCTTAAACCCCAGGCGTGTCAACTTCCCCGACGCGAAATTCTCGTCGCTCGAATCAGCGGCTCCGACCGAGTAGGGCATACACACACAAGCGAACGCCTCGGCCAGGCTGGTCTTGATAAAGTCGGTGTGCGTCGAGCTTGGTTGCTTCGGGTCGGGTTGGAATAAGTCGGTGTCCGCCGGCAAAACCGAAATCATTCCACGCTCGATGTCGAACACGTCGAACGCCGTGTATTCGGACGGCTCGCCTTGCGTGGTTCCGCTCAGGATTGCGCCACCGTCCTCCGGATGCCGCGTCTTGAGCAGCAGCGTAATTTCGGCCACGTTCTCGGCGGATTGAAGCACGGCCAGCGTGTAGCGGCGGAGCCGGCTGAAGATTGGCAGCGCTGGCGTGAGTTCAGGAATGCCGCGATGCTGGCCTGGCCGGTCGCGCCGGAATACATGAATCACCTCGTCAACGCTCGGCGGCGGCGAGACTTCCTCGTCGAACCGCGCGCCGTACTGCTCGCCGCCGGGATGGTATTTCAGCACGTGGTAGCGAGCCGGGTTGTCGTTTTCGTCCAGGTCGATGCCGTCGATCTGGTCCGGCGCAAGAAGAATTCCAGGCGTCGCCAACTGCTCGGTCTCAATCGGCCGCAGGTCGAGCTGCACGTCGCCGCGGAGCAGGGGGTTGTTGTAGAATAGTGCGATCCCCTCACCGTCTTGCGCCTTCGCCTTGCGCATCGTGCGGAGCTTGCGAGCGAGGTTGATTTCCGCGGCCCAGCGCTCGAACTGATCTTCGATCCACTCATCAGCCTCGGGGCTGCCGCTCAGCACCTGCACGCGGGGACCGGTGCCAATCACCTCGTGCGCGAGGGTGTCGACCATCGAGCGAGCCCAGCCGTTGTTGGCCACCTCCTGGCGCGCCTTCTCGCGCAATCGCTTCCGCACCGCGGGGGAGTTGGCCGCGTCGGCCGACAGTGCGTCGATGTGCTCCCAGTGGCGTACGTCGTCAACCGTCGTCTTCGCCGAGTCGTAGCTACCGCGCACCGTCACCGTCGAGACGGACTTGCGGAACGGCCGGCCGTCGGCGTCGAGGATCGAGAGTGCGCGCGTGAGCGTTGCCACGATTAGACGGCTCCCGGGGGACGAATCTTGACGAAGCGGATCGGAAGCCGGCCGGAGCGTACCGCGGCTTTGCGTACGAGGTACTCGTCGGCGGCGATCTGGTCCTTGAGAGAATGGAGCCGCACCCGCTCGCCGGCGGCGTTCGTCGTGTCGGCCACGCCTTGAGCGTTTTGCTCGATGGCCGATTCGATCGGGGTCTTGTCAGGCATGAAAAAAGGCCGTGCAGGGGTGCGGCCCCGCACGGCCT